TACTTTGTCTATGGAAAGTATATTTTTGTACCCCCTCTACGTTGAGCTCATCTCCACCCTCATCCGAGCCAGCTTCAAATCCATCAACCCAACCCCAGCAATCAGCTATTTGAAGGCCACCCTCTTCATGGTTAAATGACCTAATGCGTATGTAGTCATTATCCTGAAAGATGGCCAAATCTCCCATCCCATCAATATTTTTTAAATAAATGGGGGCAGTATTATCATAATCAGGTGCTGCAAAATCGTGGGCTAAAACACCTACTGATTTACAAATAATCTGGCCACCAACTAATGCTTGTTCTAAGTCGGCAATAAAAGCTGACGCATGAAGTTCTTCTGTATATAAATATCTAAAGTCACCTGCACCTTGTGGAGATATTTGCCAGCCTATACCATCTAATCCAGGAACTGCACCATTAGTCTTTAAAGTAGTATAATCTCCATCTAGAATAATAGAATGGTTACTGATGTGATTATGATTAATATATAAATCACCATCATTATGCCCTGCCTTCAACTCTACTTTTGCATCCGCGTTGTACACTAGAGCCAGTTGCGTATCTGCATTGGTTATAGTTACCTTTGCGCTCCCTATATCTCCACCTAAACCTGCTTTGCCAGATTTAAAAATAGCACAAGGGGTGCTTGAATAATCATTAATTGCAATCCCGTTTGCAGTGACGGCATCTATATTGTGCCCGTTAATTCTTATATTAGAATTAAATAGAGCATTTCCTCCCTTTTCAAGGGTTAGTGTAACAATACCCTCGTCATCCTTAAATACAATATCACCACTACTCTCTGAGGTAGCGGAAATCACGCCAGAAGATAAAATAATATTACCACCCTCAACCAAAGCACCACGTATAATATTACAAATGGTTGTATCGCCTATAGTAGTGCCATCTATATTTCCGCCATTAATGTCAGCTGCGTCTATTTGCACCGCTCCAGCACCGCTTCCCTGAAGCAATAAAGTAGCATCGCCCCCACTAACGGCTTGGACCATACTATTACCTACTATAATATTATCTAGCTTAGCCTGCCCTCCAACATGAAAAAGACTCTCAGGCAGAGCCCCTACCCCTATCCTAGATTTCGATATATATAAGGGGGTGTCGTTGGATGCTGCCTCCACACCCATATCCATAATTTCTAGTCTAACTGCGCTATCAGCATTACCGATCTGCTCTTCTGATCTGATAAGCAGTCTCATATAGCTATTCTCAATAAATTTATCTTTTAAAGTTTGAGCCATTATTTTCTCATTATTGCATAAGTTAGTTCAACTGCCTCGGCTTCATCATCTTCAATAACTGGTTTTATCCAGATATCATGGGAGTTAAAGGAGCCAGAATCGGCCCCCCTAACAACTATACCTTCATACGCATTAGTTTGCAACCCATAAACTCCATCTTCCCCTCTAAGGGATATAAGAGCATCTCCTGGGCCATGATTTTTCAAATATAAAAGCACTACCTCCTCGCTTCTCTTGCCTTCTCTGTTAACAAAGTTATTATTCCATGCTTGGCTAGCATTATTCCATTTAATGTCAACCTCATTCCATAGATTGGTTTCTAATAAATTTTCGTCAATCTCCTGACCCCACTGCACTTCATTAACCTCATTCGCTTCAAGCCTACCCTTGCCAACTAATCTACTACCCATATAGACCTCATTATCTAATCGGGTTGTCACTGCCCAGCCTTCAGAATTAGTCCAGCTATCTGCCTCCTCAAACACTTGCACTCTTGTTTTTATTAGTGCTCTTCTGGACCCCGCAGGGAATGTTCCATCCTCTTTACCCATTCCTTGCTTGAAAGCAACCGCCTCTCCGCCTCCATATAATGATATAGGATTAACAATCTTCATGGAACGGTAGTATAAACCGTATTAACATAAGTATCTCCATAGCTGGCCTTATATCTCAGGTCTGCATCATCAGATAACCTGCCGCCCCACGCCTCCCCTGGGTTGATTGACATATTAAATTCTTCCCCGTCTACCGCTAGAGCTACTGGATGCTTTCCAATATTTTCTATATAAAACACACTTACGTTTGGCATAGCAATTTCAGTATTTTCAGATATCAAGGTATCCATAGCACCATTTACTACCTCACCAGCTGCAGAAGCATTATGTACAATTTTCACCGATGCCTTTAAAGGGAAGTCATCATCAAGGTACCATCCATCACCGTTAAACCCTGGATCTTCACCATTATCTTCAGTGTTTTTATATATCTGGTGAGTAAAATAAGATCGTACCCTAACTTGCTTCACGCTTACCCTCTTTCTGACCTAGACTTCTTCCCGCCATCACCGCAAAGAATTGCTCATATTCAAATTGAAGCCTATTATATTGATCTTGTAGCCATTGGTAGTTTATAGATAGAGACTGTATTTGTGTAGCCCATCTTTGTATATGCATAGAAGCATGGGCAGAAACCTTTTGTACTTCAGCACTATATTTTTGAAGGTTGAGATTATACTCTGATACACTTGCTTCCATATCTTTCACTGCTTTCTGGATCTCTACTGTTTGCTCCGCATTCGCATTTTGAAGTGTTATCCGTGCATCTGATTGATATTCTTGCAGAGCGGAGTTGAGACCAGCTTGATATCTAGCAATCTCTTGTTGCTGCTCTTGCGACCAGGTTTCTATAGCAGATTTGATATTTGACTGATGCTCAGTTACCTGAGTATTTACACTAGCCTGGTAGGTATTTAATTCTTCTTGATATATTTGGATCTTTTTGGTATCAAAATTATCTTCAAACTTTGCATTTTGCAGAGCTACCTGTAAGTTAGATTGATATTCAGCCATACCTGCATTAAATGCATTTAAAGCATCGGACTGAATTAATTGGTATCTACGAAGTTCCTGTTCCTGTTCTGATTGCCAGACCTGCAATTCTTTTTGCAAATTGACTTGATGCTCTTGCACCTGCGTATTAACCGCTGACTGGTATTGATCTAATTCAGCTCGATATTTAGCTACAGCTTGCTGATACTCACCACTTTCCTTTTGCAATAGTTGCGCCCCTGCTTGTACATCTGCTTGTGTAGATGTATTCATTTTAGCAACTTCTGCACTGATCTGTGATTGCATTGTCTGGATACCTAGTTGCAGGTTAGCCTGATATTCAGCATTTTGAGCATTGAACTGGCCTAAAGCATCCTGCTGTTGGGATCTGTATTTAGTAATTTTATTAACCTGGTTATCCTTCCATATTCCATAGGAAGTCTGCAGTTCCATGGAGAACTTTTCAAGGTTGGATTTATATTCACTCACTTCTGCCTGCACCTCAGTTGCATACGCCTGGGCTTCCGCACTATATTTCCCATACGAAGCCTGAAAAGCTGATATATCTGACTGAAATCCTTTTAGCGCTTCATCTAATGCGAGCTGTGCTCTCTGAGACTCCGTCTGAACTGTTTGCAAAGTGCCAGACAACATTTCCAAGTCATCATCTGACAATCTTTCAAGCGCAGTCATATCACCTTCTTCTGAACCCCAACCAGTGGCATTACCATGCACTAAATCTTTAATAACTCCCATCGCCGTCCAAAAAACTCCACCAGTATTTGATCCATCATCTCCTAGATAGGAATCGAAGCTATCAATAGAGTCCTCAATCGTATCAGGTGGCCCAGCAGATAATGTGAATATGCCAGGGTCATTAGCGGCAAATACACTATTTAAAGAAAAATTTTCAAATACAACCTCTGCTGGGGGAATATAATCAGGAGGATCAGCCTCAAATGTAGCTTCTGCATCTCCCACTGCATTTTGCAATTCTGGAGATGGATTTGTAAATACTGGGGCCGTCAAAGGAGCAGGTAAATTAACGCTAATTGTCAAGGGATCGTAACCAGCAAAGAAATTTACAAAAGGCGTTACATCTAATACATTCCCCTCATCAATATTATAACTTGGAGCCGTAGAGATAGGCGCAATAAATGCTGCACTCAAATCTTCTGGGAGATCAGGCAGCTCCGCCTGTAGGTCTAAAGGCCCCACAGTATTTGTATATGAAGTAAAAGGAACTAAAGCTAGCGCTGTAGGAGCATTTCTAATATCATGCACCTCTGCTACTTTCGCAGAAATGGAATCAAATTCAATAACTGCATCTGACATAGAAATAGGTGCAGCTAGTAAGGTCGGCGCTTCAATTTCATTTGACTTCTGTGTCATGATGCTATGGAGTGTTTTCATAGCAGCATACAAGACAACTAAATGCTCATAGCCATCTGGAAAATTTTTAATTCCTCTGGATGAAGAATCTAGTTCTGTACCATCATTAGGGGATGATTCATTTTCTGCATAATCTACATAACTAACCTGCGCTCTATTACCCGCATCTTCTGGCTCTGGAATAACATATATCTTCCCATCCAACATGTACCATGCTGGGTTCTGCTTAGTACGGTATTGCAAGCTGGTATTATCGGTTGCAAGATAGCGCAGACTAGGGTGAATCATTTCGGCTGGTCGATACCTACCTTCAGTCCCATCCTCTCTAACGACAGACAGAACCTGTACTGAGGGGATCGGAGTAGATATCATATCAGTAGCTAATGTTTTAGTATCAGAAAAAAGCGGAGCCTTTTCAGGGTCCGCCTCTATAATACGATTAGTAACATCTTTTACACCATCCTTAAGCCAAGTCGCAATCGCATCCAGGTCGGTATAAGTTGTGCCTACAAGATCAATTATTCTGTAATGAAAAGATAGGTCCAAGGCAACAGCCTCCTAAATAGGCTTCAGCCCCCACCAGAGGAGAGAGTCAAGTACCACTGATGAAGGCTTCCACCATTTTTGATTATAGATGACTAAGCAGGGTCGTCTACTGCCTTAGCAGCTGCGTACAGCGCTATAACGTAATCCACCCCATTAATAGTGATTGGTATGCAGGCATCAGCAACAACAGCATCAGTGCCGAGCTTTGCTGCCTCTGTCGACAAGCTATCGTTGATTGCATCTTCAGCATTAGCCAATGCATCTATTAAAGCATCTTGGTTATTAGATCCATATAATGGATTTCCCATTTCAATACCTCCTATTTATGCGTTTTTCCAAACAGCATGTGATTCAGGCATTGACCATTCCATACCAGCTTCGGTAATGATTTGATCTACCCTGCGATCGACACCGCTGTTTTCTAAGGTTTGAACACCAACATATACTGAGGTATCTCTATTAAGGCCATTTCCAACAAGAGGTCTATATGCACAATTCTTCATATTAATTCCTAAGAGGGAAATGTTAGTTCCATCTAAGTGAATATTACGAATCAAGTTCATATCACCATACACCGTTGAGATGGTAGTAGTATCCAGTCCGAGAACTTTCTTCCGACCAGTTACTGCCATATCAGCTCTTGCAAGCGAATTAACAGATGGGTCTGGAGTACTATTCCCTTGACCAGGTTGCACCATTCCAAGGTTGTTTGAGAAATAACCACTCAATTTATGCAACCAATTATACACTGCTGTTGAGCAGAAAAATACAGTTGCATTTGAGTTATTATATCGAGGATCCAGTAATGCTGAAAGATCATCTAAGAAACTATCCTGAGATTTAGTACCAGGATCTAAAGTAAAGGCATTGCCATTATTTAAAATCCAATCTACTGCACCCTGAGTAGTTCTGTAATCTTCATTTTGAACACCGAACAGCATAGACTGCTCAATATCCCATTTATGCTCGATAAGCTTTTCCTTCCAGATCCGAGCCCACTCATTTCCGTCATACTTTAATACTGTGGCACGATCAGTATTGGTCATTGCCATAGTAGTTTTCCAGATTTGAGTTTGCCCATAACTGGTTGAGAAAGGCTGGTCTTTCCATGTTTCAGGATAGCCAGTTCCTTTATCGAACACTGAGCCAACCACATAGCATTTATATTGAGCTAGGGATTCTTCATTGGCAGTATCACCAAAACCCCCATTGTCAATTAAGCTAGCTGGTTTACCCATAAGATATGATCCGCTATCTTCTACACCTTTTACAACCGTTCCATTAACAATTACATAATTGCCTGAAACAGATTCATTATTCACTTTAACTACCAAGTAATCGTTAGAAGCTCCATCACCAGCGCTATTGTCAGCAGCACCGATGGGAACTTTGATTAATTGATCAGCCAAAATGAATCCAGGCGCAGTTCCATCCACACCAGGCGCATACACTACGCTTTGGCCCAAGATATTAGTTTTATTGCCATTTGATGCATAATCGCATCCAAATTTCAAAACTATACTAGAGCCTGCTATAGAGGAAGCTATAGCGGTATCAAGACCAGTATCGGCGTCAGCGCCGCCAGATACAGCATATGCATACCGTTTATGCCATGAACCTCTACGTTCGGTGAATTTAAACTGGGGATCATTACAAGGTTTCTTTCCCACTTGAGATACAAAGCGAAAGAAAGGGTCCTGGGCTAGTGATAATTCGGATACTCGACTTCCGAAATTATACATTCTGCGAAGATCACCTGTATTAACAGGGGATCCGCCAGAATAATCACTTGGAGCACCAGGAGCTGCGTTATCAGAAAATGTACCAATGTTGTGGCCATCTTCATATAATATATCAGCCATTTGTCTTATCTCCATTTAATGCTCGGACAAGACACCAGAGCTGACTTATATTTAACCTTGTGAGAGGTAGTATTTAGCCAGCCTTGGCTTTTGCTACTAAAGGCCTCTGAAGTTACCGCTCCAGGGGCCTTCTTTCAAATTTACTTATCCAAACAGGTTATCAGTTTCACTGTCAGTGCCCTTCACGACATCGAAAATATTATTTCCAATATCCTGACTTTTGGACCCCTGACTGTTTGCTCCGCTAACGCTAGTGGGGATATCTCTTACGGTTTTCATCTGATTTAACATATCCTGCTTAGTAGAATTTGCAGTGTTGGCTTGTGCCTGATCTCGGTTGAGTAAATAATTTACATCTTCCAACGTCAGGACATGCCCCTTTGCCTCTTCTATAAAAGCATTAAACTGCTCATCAGTCATGTTATGCTTATCTCTAAATGACTGTTCTTCTTTTTGACGGTCAGCCTTAGCTTGAATCTGCTGAGCCCTCTGTTTTTCAGAAGCGATCATTTCCGCTACCCGATTCTGCACCATCCTATCCACATGTGCATTCATAACTTTTGCAGATGCAGAGTCTGGATCAGTTACAGACTCATGGGCGTCGAAAATGAAATCATCACCTATTCCAAGTTCTTCTTGAATGGATGTGGAAGGTTTACCTCCACCCTCAAGATATTCCCTAACATGATTTACCAGCCCGCTATCGTTTTTCATCGCATTTAAAACAGGCACAAAGGGTTCCACCTCTTTATACTTCTCACGAAGCTCTACAGCTTCTCGGCTACTATCCGTGTACCTTTTTTTGTAATCGATGTCATCTTTCTCAGTGTTGGAGCCAACTTCCTGATTGTGGGTTACCTGTTCGGAGCCACTTGATGGGTTTTGTTGGGTTGCCTCAGAGACATCCTCTTTTATAGCGCCGTTGACATCATCATCTATGCGCTCGAAAATATTTTTATCTTCAGAGCCAAAAACAGCATCATCTACTGATTCTGGGTTACCTTGATTATTGTTATCTTCCATTTTTCAACTCTCCTTATCTAAGTTTCCAAATCTTTTAGACATGATGTATCTATTTCCAAACATTTTTTATTCTTTTTTAGAATTTTTTTGAGATGCTTGTTGTACTGCTAATCCCATCTTGTCTTTTGCCAGGTCAACATTATTAGACATTACCTGCTGTAATAACTTTTGTTCTGCCTCAGTTTGGCGTAGAGCATCTTTCCTGGCGGCCTTATACTCTTCCTTGTTTTTCGCAATCTCCATTTCAGCATCTTGCACCTTACCTTTAATACCAGCTTGAACTAATTGTCTGGTTAAGGTTTCTATAGTGCCTTCTTTATCTTGAACTGATTCCTGGAGATTTTCTATTTCTCCACTTAATTGTGCATATAAGGATTTTCGCTTAGCAATATCTTCCTTGTTCCTGATGTCAGTTTCAGCAAGCACTGCAATATCATCCACCACATTAAGTTGAAGTAGTTGTTTTAATTCTTCTAAATATGCCCACCTATTTACTGGTAGAGTAGATCCTGCCACTATGGTTACATCAAATTTAGCCGCAGAATAATCCATTGATTTTCCAATGGCCTCACCCATATCATTATAGATAGGGATATTAATTTCCTGCTCTTTCTGTTCTTGCAGCGCATTGGGCTGCACAATTCTAAATCTTTTATTTGCCGTATATACCGCTTGGGTGAATTGCATTACCAATTTACCAAGCTGTCGAAGTCCTGGCTCAATTGAATGCTGCATCCATTGTTTAATTCTTCTGGTACCGTATTCATCTAGGGCCAACATTCCTCTAAAGGTTTCATGCTGTTGCTGGGTATCCCCTTGCATAGAGGAATAAATCCCTGCCAAATATTCCATATCTTGCTTTCCTTCTTTTACTACTTGGAAAAAAGCATTTGATAATGGCGCTGGCAATACAGGTTGGGGTTTTTCAACTCCAGGTCTTACGGGAAGCAATGCTCCAGGTGAGCTAGAATACTTCTCCCAATGAGCCACATCAATAGAACCTTCCTCATGCATCCATCTCAAAGATGAACCTAGAGATGCATTGTGTACCATAATTTGATGCGATTTATTAATTTCTCTTTGCTTGCCTATAAGCGGTGCTACCGCAGATATAGGAAATGGAGTTCCTGTCCATTTAAAGTGAAAGGGAACCAGCGGATAATCAGTAACAGTATCTGGAAGCACTCTTTCATATAAAAGCTTATCTCCCGCCACACATGTTTGTCTTACTCTATGCGCATGAAATCTGATCTGTTCTACTATATTGGCTTTAAATCTTTCTTCCTTAATTAAAATATTAAATTCTTTTTCAGATACAATCTTGTTTTCAATTCTAGAAGCTTCTGCTTGAAGCTGGCTCATATATTCCTGTCTGGCAGCTTCTAATTGATCTTCCATCATCTTTGCTGCTTTTTCCATCTCCAGAACATATCTTTCTTCCAGCATTTCACCCGTAGCTACTGCCTCTTCCATTTGCTTTTGTTGCTCTAATAATCGAACCTCCATCTCAGCTTGCATTTCCTTCATATGCACTTCGACCTGTTGTTTTATTTTCGCAACCTGCTCCCTGTTAGGCGGTACTCTATAAAAGATGTTCATATGAGGTATCTTCAATTTCTCATATACTTCAAAAAATTCTACCATCTCATCTTGTTTTCCATCAGCGCTGATGGCATCTGTAGCTCCTATTGCATCATTATATGCAAATAATTCTTGATCTTGATCCCCTATAGCCCTTACGGACAAACTATCTTCACCAGTATTTTCAGATGAAGCGGATCTAATTTTTCTAGCTTGGTCTGGAAATTGCTTAATTAAATGATTCTTTGGAAGGACTTTTCTAATGAGGACATATGCAGCATCTTTAAATAACATATCCCTGCATTTAGGATCTACATAGATATCGAAAGGTTCAGGTTGTTTTAAAACCACCTCTCCCATTCCATTATCCATATCAGGGTCTACTGACACTAAAATATAGCCTACCGATTTACATATGGCATCATTAATGGCATTACTATAAAGCGTAGCCCCATCAGATAACTGCCATATATAGTCAGCTAAATTTCCAAAAACCGCTGCAACGTCGGAATCACTACCCTCTATCCCGATAGCCTGCCATCTGGGATTATTGGCAGTAGCATAAAAATTTAACATTTCTACTACGGGTAAAATTCTATTAATGGTGAAGGTAGGCATACCCTGTTCTTCAAGAGCTGTCTTTTCAACTTTTGTTAACTGCTCATCATGAGCAAAATCATATCCCTTCTGATTGACGAACTCCCACTGTTGTCGAGTCCACTGGTTGGATAGTTTGTATAATTCTCTTACTGCTTCTGCTCTTTTTCTTTTTGGCATAACACTCCTCTAAAGGTAAATGTTTGTGATCCACATCACAATAGCTTGGGCATGAATAGCCCCCTTGAGGGCACTTGTCTGTGATCTTGTTACCATAGTCAAGAGTCAACCCTAATGCTGCTGCGAATAATATTTTTCCTAATGTTCCAATTCATGCTGTTACCCATGACCTTGCTTTTGGTTTTACTTTTGACCAGCTCCCATCCTTTTCTTGAGATAAATTGCAAGGGTACGCAAACTTGCACGCATAGGCCAGAGCATCAATCGTATCATCATGCGCCATCCTTGGGCCAAAAGTGATG